TCTGCCCCTATCTTTTTTCAGCCTCCCAGTCCAAATATCTGCCTCTGAAAGAGTCATCAGCCTATTGCCTCCCGGATCTTAGCGGCCATCTCCGCCTGCGACGATGCCGCCCCCAACGTAGACCCATACCGCTCACCCGCATACGTCCCGTATGCGTTCATGTCCTGCAACGTCGCATTGAACAACGCATCCTGCAACGCCCGCCTCTGCTGATCCTGCTGCCTCGTATACGCTGCCGCAGCCTCAGCCAACGCAAGATTACGCATACCCGAATCGTGCACACCACGGCGAGCCATAGCCGCCTCAATCTGCGGAATCTGCTTCTTGTACGCCTTGGCAGTATCAAACGTCCCCAACGCATACTGTTGCTGCGCACCAGTCTTCCCATACTTCGTCCCAGACAACGCACTCTGCAACCGCTGCGCAGGCGTCACCGCAAACGCATTGGTCATGTCATAGGAAGCGTACGGGTCAAAAGCCATTAGTTATATACCTGACCCGCGAGTACAAGATTTTCGTCCGCAACAGTGACATTGATGACAACGGCACCACTCGTCCCGCCCCCATCTATGGCTGTACCAGCAGTAACTGCAGTAATGTCCCCGGTCGGAACTTGGTCTATGCGTTGTGTAATCCTTGAAGGCATGTTCCCTCCTAGCCGAAGTATGTGACATCAATGGTGCTACTTGAAGATACCCGGATAAACTTCACGTCCGCCAAGTCGTCCTGATACAAGTCCAACACGCTGTAGGGGTTCAGGTAATGGCCCAGACTGGCCGTAGGTGTACCCCAACGCACCCTGATCGGCTCCGCCCCGTTGGTTACCATCGCCGCAATAGCGCCCGAAGGCCGCGTCAACGAAACCGCCGTACCAGCAACCGTTATCTGCTGGTCACTGATGGCGGACCCGTACTCTGCCGCCGATTGTCTAACACCCATGCTATGCCTCCAACGCGGCCACCCGCGCCTCTAGGTCATCCAACTTTTCCTGAATCTTCCTGAGTTCGTACTCAATAGGCCGCGCATTCGGCCCCTGCATCCGCCTCGTCGGCTTGTACTCAACCGTTGGCATCAGGCCACCAATCCTGCTCCGCCTCCATCAACAACGCGCTCACAGAGGTGGCAATACCTGCCACCAGTTCCTCCATTGCGTCTACACGGTTGCACATTTCTTCCATTGCTGCGAGCCGTGTCTCTAGATCCCGAATGTCTTCCGAAACATCCTCCACTCGCGCGTAAGCGTGCATATCCATCGAATCTTCAATTGCTTCAACTGATTCCTCTAGACGGTCGATGCGGGCCACCGTGCGGGCAGATGACCAAGTAATAGTCCCAGCGATCACCGCTACAGACAGGATCAGTCCGACCGCGATGGTCGGGATCTTTACCTGCCGAATGTCGGTGGGCTGCTCCATTACTCAGCGAGTGAAGCGTCCATCAGGGCCTGTCGTTCGGCCCGGATTGCATCCCAGTGGGCGATTACGTCGGGGGTCCACGCTGCGGCAGCAACGGCTGCCACCCGGTCATCCTCCCCCGTAGTGTCATCACCCGGCTCTAGGACGTGCCGATGGAAAGCCCGAGATAGTTCAACGCCGTCCTCCGTCAAGACGGTCGCAACGCGCACTTGGATCTGTCCCATCTCCAGAACTTCCATTCTGTCACAGGTAACGGTTTTGGATAATGCCATTTGAAGCCTCCTTGGGGGCTATGAATCGCAGACGTACTGGCCTGTGATGAAAACGTGGGTTCCAGTGTCGATGTGGTTGGCGTTCAGCGTGGCCGTAGACGCAATGCCGCCTACAGCCATCGTGATCACGGTTGTGTTGGCTTCGATCCACCCGAAAGGTGAACCCGGGTCGATGTCGCTGGCTGGTGTACTGATGCCAGTAGCGATGTTGGGCCGCTTGTTGACGGAGTAGGTACCCGTGTTCGTGTTGGTAAACGGGAGGCCGCTCAACGACCACGCCCCTGAAGGGGTCGATGCTGTCGTGAACTCAATCTGACCCATGATGAACACCCTGTTGCCGATCTTCGTGTATTTGAGGGTGTCACGGTTGGTGTCAACGGTGAGGGTGCCCGAAGCGACCGTCGCCGTAACATCAAAAGTACCCTCTTCATAGTCGTCCAAAGTATTGGCATTGGAACTGTTGAGGCCATCCATCTTCAGGCCGCCACCCGAAGTGGTCAGTTGTAGGGTCGTACCGTCATACGTGGCAGTCGATTCCGCAACAATGTCGGTGCCATCACCATAGGTTGCTAGACCATTGGCTGTTGAGCCGCTCCATGTTATGGCCGCAGCATTCCAGTTTCCAACTGGTTGGCTTGCGAAGAATCTGACACCGTTCGACATTAGGCTGTGATCCTGTTTACGTAGCCGTTGACGTTGATAACGTTCGCTGTCGCAGCGTGCGCTTTGACATACCGGCTATCCATCAACAAGAAACCGGGAACAATCAGTGTCATGCCCGAATCTGCTGGCAACGACAGTTCGATGTAGTCGTCCTGATCGGTCGCGTCGCCATACTGGACAGTGAACACGACTGCCGAAGCAGAAGTGTTGCAAGCGTACACCCACACCTCGTCCATGTTGGTTGTGCCAGCACCCGCTTGATGAATAGTGACGGGTGATCCCGCCGAGTTGGAAGTGATAGAAATGTTCCTACCGTCATCGCTTGCTGACAGTTTGACCTTTGAGTATGTTGCCATTGTTTTTCCTTAGTTGAAGAGTGAGTTGGACAAGATGTCGCTAGCGTTGCCCGTCAAGGAAACAGTTCCGGTAGCGTCGGGCAATGTGATGGTGCGGTCGGCAGTAGGGTCAGTCACGTTCACAACCGTTTCAGACGCATCAGCGGTCGCACCCTCAAACGTGATAACAGGATTCGATCCATCAATCTTGATGCCAGCCGCAAACGTAGCCAACTGCGAAACCGACAAGGTGCCCCGAACTGTGGTCAACTGATCGGTCGCCGACAGATACGGTGTTCCAGTCGCCCACGACACCACGTCCGTAAAGTTGGCGTTCATCTGGGACGCCACAATTGACGTGCCAGCAGTAAACGAATTGGTCACAGCCAAAGCCGCCATTAGCGCAATCTCCTCGTCCTGTACATCGCTATTGCCGACGTAAGCCCCCACTTACCGCGGGCGCCCGTAGACGGCGTAACACTAAACCTCAAACTAATAGCCTTTGCTGTCCCAGCCGTAGGCCACCTGAAGAACTTGTAGATGTTGGAGGTGCCCATAGCAGCCCACTCCGATACGTTCCAGACGCCATCGCCGGACCCGGAAGGATCAGAGTCCCACGACGCTGCCCCACCGGGGCCGGTAATCGACTGGGATTGAGAAACAGACTCCGTGGACAGGTCGTAATCCTTGAAGATCCCCATTCGTACCGTCAAGGTGTTGTCCGCCAACATAACCGTGCGAGTCTTCCCCCACCGTTTTGTAAACGTGGGACGATTCCCCACGAACCATCCTGTCTGGTAGAAAGACTGGATTTCCTCCGCTGTTGCCGCACCATAGTCGTCTACATCGGCGTCCACATTGACTTTCGCTACCCGTGTAAATGCTGCCGTGCCGTTCACGTCGGACGTGACAGCCAGCCCAAAATGCTGCGCCCCCGACGGCCTGTAAGCCAACAGGCTGCGGGCGTTGATGTCATACCGGGTCCACGCCCCCGTATCGCCCAAAGACGGATCCCACATGAACGTGTTGCGTCGGTTTGTCTGATCCGACCCGGCAAGGTTGTCGCCCGACTGGTAATCAACCGAAACCCACAGTTTCTCGTCAAACCACATCAGCGACGGTGCTGTACCCAAAGTCAGGCTTCCGTCGTCCAACGCCGGTTTGACGCGCTCAAATACCCACGCTACCTGTTCGTACGCGATGAGAAACACGCCATCTTCGCCGTACCAGAAGAATACCCCCGCCGTGGCAGCCACCGGGCTAGTACCTTCGCGGCACCCTGCCGTACGGGTGAGGTTGCGTACCTCAAACGAATCACGGCTGAACCCGTAAATGGCGTACACGCTGTTTTGCTTGAATACCAGCAGCCGGTCAGCATCGGGGATAATGGCCGTTATGTAGTCGCCGTCCTCACCGATGTCAATGTCTATGTAGTCGCTGGCCGTCCAATTCTCACCGTCGTTTACGGCAGAAAACCTCACACGGTTCTTGTGTGCCGTACTTGACTCCAATGTGTAGGCGGCCCACACGAACTCAGCCCACGTTGTCACATAGCGGGCGCACGGAAAATGTCCAGCAGAGCCGTCTATGTCCGGGGTAAGCCGGGTGGCGTTGTTGGAACCCGCCCAACTCACAGCCGAATACGACGTATCGAACAACGACCCGTTCACAATGTACGTTTTGTCGTTGAACGTCACGGCCTGCGGACGCTGCAAGCCGGTCATCGTGATGTTTCCCGCCGACGACGCAATCTGCGTAAAGTTCCCTGCCGCCCCAGTGGCATAGTGCAGCGTGCTGTTGCTCCCGCTCGTAGCAGCCACCATAACCTGATTGTTTGACGCATCGGAGTGGTAGAACAAACTGAGGAGGTGACCCCCCAGAGCCGTATTGTTGATGACATCTACGGCGTCGCGACGCGACACGCCGCCACGCGGATCCACGTCTACGTTCAGCAACCCCGGAGATTCGTTCGCTGCGAGATTGAACTGGTCAGCGCGTAGATTCAACCCGCCGGTAAAATCGGCGCGTTCATCGTAGCGGTAGGCATCGCCCCCCGTGGCTACCCTGCGGTCTGCCTGCAGCGGCATCTACAACTCCCACGAATAGCGCAACCTGCCGGGAAGGTACGACTGTGACATCCACCGTGATGCCCTGATGCTGTTCAACACCAGCGGCTGTGGAGCAGGGGAGTCCTCAAAGCGTGCCCGCAGATTGTCCAACTCTTGGATGAACTGCGAATAGTACTGTTGCCCCATAGCGGCGTCTTCCTGCTGCTGGTACGCACGGTACAGCACGTATAGCGTCAGTACGTTGTCGAACGGTACCGGCAGGTCTGGCGTGTTTGCATCCGCAATCGCTGAACGATATACGGCGGTGTTGCCACCAAACTCTACCGGGTTACGGTACCCGCGAACAGATATTGTCTGAACCTCAGAGGGGGTCGGATACAACCGGATCGTCTGGTTGGTGACCGCCGCCGATGCACTCGTGCCGCTGTTCCACGATGACCAGTACCACGGTTTGCCCGTAGTGTTGGAATCTAGCGGATACATGATGTCGGCAACGTCATAGCCGATGTATTCCAACACATGGTTGGTGGTTTTCATTGCCGCTACTTCACGCAAGCCGACGTTCTTGGGTGCAGATCCTCCCGAAAAGGTTACACCGTCGTGTACGAAACTGAGACTTGTCCCCACCTCCGCTAACGTATAGTCCTTCTGGGACGCAACTGTGTCAAATGTCACCGCCACCTCGTAGAACGGCCACCGCTTCTCCGAATACACGATAATGTCGTATCCCTCACGGATAAACGTGTTCATCGTCGCATCGGAGATGTCGTTTGTCGTGATGTCTACCACGTTACGAACGTGGTCGCGCATGGCGCTCAGTTGCATGATGCAGCCTTACGCCGCGTGAAAGACGCAGGAATCAGTGTCACCAACCGGGCGCCCCTTGCAGGGGTCCCCGGCTTTCGTG